TTAACGAAGATTTCAATAATGATTTCAACAACAATTAAATTATTAAATTATGGGAAATTACGAACAATTAAAACAAGCGGTTGCCGACGTGGTTAAATCAAACGGCAACCAAGAAATTACCGGAGATATATTGCAAAATACGCTATTGACGATAATTTCAACGGTAGGAAGTGGCGCAACATTTGCAGGAATTGCAACGCCAACAACAAATCCCAAGACACCCGACCAAAATGTATTTTATATTGCATCCGAGGACGGAATATATTCAAATTTTGGGAATATTGTACTCGAAAATGAAGTTGCAATATTTACAAACGGAAATGGTATTTGGCAAAAGGGAAAAACCGGAATTGTCACCTATAAACAAGTTTCAGAATTAGAGTATAAATCAATACCATCAATTATAGAGATTATTAAACCATATAATAATTGGATAAGAGATAAATATAAATTGGGGTATTGTGATGCAAATACTGGGGAATTTAAAGCTAATAAAAGCTATTTAACATCAGAGAAATTAACCGTAAAAAAAGGGAATGTAATTCAATGCGGTTATTTTTTAGTACAGGGTTATTATATACAATATAATCCTAATCAGTTTATTAATATATGGAGTTCTGACGGGTTTGAAAGAATAAGCAATTCGAGTTTTCCTTCATTTCCTTTTCAAGTGACGAAGGATTGCGAAATATCATATACGTGGTACAATACTAAAGAACCACAAGAATTTGAGATGAACAAGCAATTAGGTATGCTATGTATTTCGCCAACGCCACCGAGTAGATACGAGGAATATTTTGAACCTTATAAGAAAGCTATCTTTGAAAAAGAAAAAGTTGATATACCTTACAAGCAAGACAATTTAATAGCAGGAATTGGAATTGAAATAAAGAATAATATTATATCAGTAATTCAAGATGGGAATAATATTGAAGATGAAAAAATTTCATTAATTGGTTATCCGTCAGTGTATAAAGGTATTTATGAACTTGAATCAAGAAAAGCCGCAGAAAATTATCCGACAATACCTAATATAGAAAATCCGAAAGAGATTTTATTTGTGAAAAATGGTAGTATTAATCAAGAGAGTGTGCCTTTATTTTGCGGACACAGAATAGCAATAGACCAAACGTCATACGTTTATTCAATAGACAAAACTGTAAATAATACGGGTACAAGAGGTGGTATATTGCCGATGCGTTTTAAATTCAATGGGGATGCAATTGAAATAGGGCATAGAGGATTATTGTATCTTAATATAATTTTTAAGGAAGATAATAAATGGTATTTATTGAGCGAGAAAGCCATAAAAATAGAAACGCAAAATGGTTATAAAAGTTTTACTATCGTAAAATTCCAAGAAGCGAAAGAAAGGGAATTTTATGTTCTCAACAACTCATTGCTATATTCTTTGAGATATAAAGATACGTTTATATTGAATTCTGTAAATAACACCAAAGAATTTGCAATATTTGCTGGTAGTAGTATTACAGAAGCATCAGCGGGTGGGGAATTTCCTCCAATGGGATGGGCTTCTGTGTGTGCATGGATGCTTGGGATGGAATGTATTAATCTTGGAGTTGGTCAAAGAGGTATGGTAACAGATATAAGTGCTAGACCAAGCATTGCAAATGCAATTACTGATATTACATATTTTACAGATGCTAAATATATATTTATTGGTGGTGCTATTAACGACCAATATAATGAAGAATATAAGGGAAAAGTAAAAAACTTTATTAATACACTAAAAAGCGAAATGCCCAATGCGATTATTGTAATGTTAGGAGAATATACACCGCAACCAGATAGTAACACGCTGGGAAATACGCATGAATTGAGAAATAAAGCAGTGAAAGAAGTTGCTTTGGAAGAGAATATGCCATTTGTTGATATGCAAAATTATGAATCATACAATCAATTGCAGACGTTAATTATTAAAGATACGCAGTGGATAACGGGTACATTTGAATCTTCCTCAAGTGATGAAATGGATAAAATTGGCAATTGTGCTATTTTGTACAATCACGAAAACGGAAGTATAGACCATACGCACCTAGGAAGAATCGGTCATAAATATGTTGGTACAAGGGTGGCTAATGCTATGCTTGAAATTCTAAAATACATTTAGAAGAATAACAAATTAAGTTTGATATGGAAAAAATTATGAATTGGGAACAATGGCGTATTATTGCCATTTCCACGGTTAGCCCGTTATTTGGGTATTTAACCCCGACAAAGGGTTTTGTTTATGCGTTAGTAGTAATGTTTGCGTTCAATATTTGGGCGGGAATGAGGGCGGACGGCGTGGCGATTGTGCGATGCAAAAACTTTTCGTTCCGTAAGTTCAAAAACGCATTGTGCGAATTTCTGTTGTATCTGTTTATCGTGGAGGCGATTTTTGTAATAATGAAAAATTGCGGCGATGAAAATACGGCGGTTATCGTGGTAAAATCACTAACATACGTGTTTATGTATGTGTATTTGCAAAATTCGTTCCGCAATCTGATTATTGCGTACCCCCGGAATTTGGCATTACGTATTATTTACCATGTTATCCGTTTGGAGTTTACAAGGGCTTTGCCGTCGCATTTGCAACCGATAATTGACAGATTGGAAAAAGAATTTGGGGACGACCCCGACAAAAACAATAAAAAGAAAGGAGAAAACGAAAATGAGTAAATAAATAATTATATTTGCAACGGGGATAGGCGGAGTAATTAACCGGCCGAAAGGGCAAGCCAACAGCCCGTCCCCGTTTCTTATTTGTTGGCAGTTCTTAAAAGTTGGCAATTATGGAAAATGAGATTTGGAAAGATGTTCCCGGATATGATGGGTATTATCAAGTTAGTAATTATGGGCATGTTAAATCATTGAGCAGACAAATAGTTGTAAGAGGAAATACACGTTTATTGCATAATGTTTATAAAAATAAGCAAATATAATAACGGATATTGCTTTGTAACATTATCTAAAAATGGAAAAAATGAACAAATATTACTGCATAGATTGGTAATGAAAACATTTGTTGGTAATTCTAAATTGGAAGTAAATCATAAAGACGGGAATAAAGAAAATAACAACATTAATAATTTGGAATATGTAACCCATAGCGAAAACCAATTTCATTCTTTCAGAGTTCTAAAAAGGAATCCGGTTAAATCATGGTTAGGAAAGAGAGGGGAAAAACATAATAAATCAATAGGAGTAATTGCGTATAATACAATTACAAATGAAAAAACAAAATATGGTTCCATGAGAATAGCAGAAGAAAAAACAAGTATAAGCAGGGTTACAATAAGAAAATATATAAATAAAAACAAACCATATAAAAACATTTTATTCTATGAATCAAAAAACAATAATTCTTGAAAACGGGCATGGTTCGCAGACCCCCGGAAAACGTTCCCCCATTTGGGGGGACGGTTCCCAATTGTTTGAATGGGAGTTTAACCGTGACATTGTACGCCGTATTGCGGCGATGTTAAAAGCCGATGGCGTAAAGTTTGAAATTTTGGTACCGGAGGAAACCGACGTATCATTGCCGGAACGTTGCCGACGTGCAAACGTTATCCATGCAGATTGCGGCAATAATGCCGTTTTGTTTAGCGTTCATGGGAACGCCGGAGGCGGCACCGGGTGGGAATGTTACACAAGCGTAGGACAAACGAAAGCGGATGCAATCGCAACCGTTCTTTGCGAAGAAGCGGAAAAGGAGTTTGCCCCGGACGGTTGGAAAATGCGTTTCGATTATATAGACGGCGACCCGGACAAAGAAAGCCAATTTTATATACTGAAACATACGGTTTGCCCGGCGGTATTATCCGAAAACTTTTTCATGGACACGGAGAAAGATTGCCGTTTTATGATGACGGACGCAGGGCGTGAGCGTATCGCCAAAGTACATTACAATACAATAAAACGTATCTTATGAAAAAATATCTAATAATAGCGGCAATTGCTTTGGCGGTTGCCGCCGTTGTCACTATATGGGTGCAACGTTCCCGGATTAATCAGTTAACCGGGGAAAGGGACAAATACAGAACCAACACGGAAACGTTATTGCAGGACGTTTCCCGGTACCAAACAAAAGATAGTTTGAACGCCGCAAAAGTTGGGGTTTTGGAACTGAAATTGTCAGAGTTTGAAAAATACCGGGCGAGCGATGCGGAGTTGATAAAGACGTTGCAGACAAAGAACCGGGAGTTGGAACGGGTTACAACAACCCAAATGGAAACAATCAACGAATTGTGGGCAACCGTCCGGGATAGTGTTGTATATTTGCTCGGCGATACGGTTACGACCGTTTTACGATGCGTCGATATTGTCGAACCGTATTTTGAGTTGCACGGATGCGCCACGCCGGACGGACAATTTACCGGGACGCATATAAACCGGGATAGTCTGTTGATTGTCGAAACGGTGCAATACAAACGTTGGTTAGGTTTTTTATGGAAAACCAAGAAAATAAAGAACCGGGAAATTGACGTTGTAAGCAAGAACCCGGCAACAAAAATATTGGGGGTTGAGTTCGTAACCATAGAAAAGTAGTAAACCGGGGGTTGTAACAAGTCGTTGCAACCCCTTTTTCTATTGAGCCATTTTTAGCCCGTTTCCGGGCATTTTATTTCAAAGTGGATAATTTACCCGTCCCGCTTGCAAAAGCCGCTTAAATCGAAAATTCCAAGAAAATAACTTCTTTGGAACCAAAAACAAAACTTTTTGCAGTTTAAGCCAAAAATAAAAGATAAAACCTTTGGTAATTAAAATAAAGGTTGTATATTTGCATCATCAACAAGAACGACCGGGCGTTTTCTCGGAAAATAGAGAGCGAAACAATATGAATACTCAAAGCATTTATAACGGATTAGATTACACAACAAAAGAGATTAACCGCAATTTAAAAATCAAGGTAAACGGAATTGTAAACGGCAAAAAGGTTAATGTATTGGTTGGCGTGTCCGGTTTAATAAAGATTGTCGGCGGCATTAAGTTAGTCAATCGCTTGTTAAAACGTGCTTTCAATTGTTACGGCGACAAAGAGGTTTGCAAATTGCGCCGAGGCGTTAAAATCACTTTCTATTATCAGTAAACAACGACGGGGCGTTTTCCCCGAAACAATATAAATTTTCAATCATGGAAAAGAAAAGAACACAAGCGGCGGACATTGCCGAAATAGCAAACAAGTTGGACGGAAAAGTTGAGTTTTCAAGTATCGTTTACAGTCAACAATTAATGAGTGAAAAATACCGAGAAACCGGGGTTAATGATTTGTATTTTATTGGCAAAAAGTTTGGGTTGTGGTTTTATACAAGTCGGGCGGATTT